GTTTCATTATTATATAACATATATCGTAGTTATATAATATTGTTTATAACAAAATATATTTCAATTTTTTAAACAAAAATATTTATTTTTAAAACAATTTAAAAATTTGTTACCATATTATATTTGAAATACTTAAGGCCAGCCCACAATTTTAGCTCCGATACCAAATCCAGCCCCTGAACGCGCACTAACCCCCATAGAAGGAATATAAGTATCTAAAATAGCAAATGTTGCAGCAGCAGTTAACGCAATTAATGCGATTTCTTCAAGATTTAACGAACGTTTAGGAATAGCAAATGCAGCAATAGCAACCATAAAACCTTCAATTAAATACTTAACAATACGCTTAATAAGTTCGGAAATATCAAACATACCCATCATTATATAAAATAAAAAGAAAAAAAATAATATTTAATTTTATTAAAACTTAAAACGAACTATTTATTAAATATTATAAATGAGTAAAAATACTTCTTCTAAAAAAGGGTTCGAAAGAAAACAAAAGAAAGACGGTTCTCCTAATCCTAAATATGTTGATTTGTTAGATGTTGATAAACCTATTGCTGGACAAACATTCGGTTGTTTTTCATTTATTTCACCAGACAAACTCCTAAAACAACGCGAAATGTTTTATTTTGAAGAATTTTTAAAACAATGGGAAATGAATAAATCTATGGAAAAGTTTCATCAATTTTTAAACTTTATGTCATTTAAGTATAAGTTACAATTTGAAGAAGTTATGAAAGATTTTGAATCATTTGTTAAAGAAGAACGTGAAACAATCGTGAATTCTTCTCTTGAAGATGATTATAAAACATTTTTGGATTCTCATGAAGACGAACTTGAAAAAAAATTTAGCGTGAAACATAACTTCCAAACATCTGTCAGAGGGTTTAAATCCAGAGGTAATTTTTCTTCTCAAGAAGAAGCTGAGTTGCGCGCTAAACTTTTGAGAGAAACTGACCCATATTTTGACGTTTTTGTTGGACCTGTTGGAACTTGGCTTCCTTGGGAACCTGAAGCATATAAAACTGGACGTGTTGAATACATGGAAGAAGAATTAAATCAACTTGCAAGTGAAAAGAAGAAAAATGAAGAAATTGCTAAATCTACTTTTGAAAAACGTATTAAAGAAACTAAACAAAAGGCAATTGATGAAAACAAGAAAAATGCTGAAAAACACGGCAACGTTATCACACAAGATATTGATGAAGAAGGTAATCTTGTAGGTGCTGGTTATAACACGACGGAACAAACATTTAACTCTAAAGAATTAGAAAGTATATCCGTTGCTGACATTAGGACTGAATTATTTGAAGGAGAAAATGTGGTTGTCGGAAAAACAGATTATGGTCAAAGTCAATTAAAATCAGGTCCCTTTGTTAAAAAAAATGATTGATTAAATGGATAATAAATAATAGATAAATAAATTATTAAATAACATATTTTATTTAATAATAATGTAATATATTATATGGCTAAGTATGGCATTTTAGCAACGGTTTCTTTAATGTTCAATGTAGTTTCATTTTATTGGCTTGTATATAATGTTCACATAACTAAAAATACAAGTAGTTTTAATTGGCCTACCATTTTTGGTAATGTAATTGCTCAAGTTTTACTTATTATTTATGGTTTAGTAAATAAATTACCCGAAATATACGGACCAACTATCTTATTATGTATTCCTTTAGTTTATTTGGCTTATATAAGATTTAAATATCACAAAGAGGTTGACGAAACTAAATTGTAAAAATTACCATTTACTTTTTTTTACTGCTATTTTTGGTCCTGAACCTCTTTTTTTCACATTATTTGGATCATATTGTTCTCCATCATCATCGTCATCATTAATTTGTTTTGATAGTTCCCAAAATTCTTTTGAACCTAATCTAAAATCATTATGAGCATCTGCTTTATACCAAAATACCTGATCTTGTAACTTATTCGATTTAGAATTATTATTTATAACCAAACATTCGAAATTTTCTGTGCATTGGTCCATAACTTGACAAAATGATTCAAATGTTGGAAACATACCAGCGTAATTATCATAAATGCGCTTTCTGTTTGCTATATATGGTTCTCTTAAAATAAATACATAATCTATGTTAGTTCTTAGTGTTGGAGGAATACCTAACGGATATTGCATTGTAATAAGTAACATGACCTTCCAATGTCTCAATTAATACCATTTTCATTTAGACATTTCCTTCTAAAATCATTAAATTTATGCTTTTTAAATGGGCATAACATTCTCTCGAATGGGTTTAGACTATATCTTAAGGTATCATCAAAGTTGGTTAAACTTTTCAACCCCACGAGCATTTAGTCGTTGAACTATCACCATATTCTTACCATAACGAACTTAGGCGACGAGCTGCGGATTATCTCTATTTTATGCGTTTTTACTTTACCTTATGTAGTTAGCATAAGCCATTAATATATTTCTATATTAATTTAGTAGCATAAACTTTCAAAGAAATTTAGTAATTTCTAATTCGAGACGTCCCCGCAATTTGGACGTGTTGCTTAATACTAAAAGTATTAAACTAGCCATTTTTTTGAAATGACTACGGCAAACATTTTACCGTTCATAAACAAAAGGCGCATCATTTTATCACGTGCCCATGTGTTATCATAAAGACAATCATCTAAAATAACAAATGTCCTCGGATCAATTGTGCTGCGTTTAAATGTTTCCATTTCCTTTTTTATTTGTTTTAAAACTCCTCTTTGACGTTTCAAAATATTCTCAATAATTGCTGTATTATACTCGTTATGAATAAATAATTTAGGAACCATTTTACCGTAAAATCCATTACCTTCTTCTGTTCCGGAAATAACAGTTCCAATTGGAATATCCTGATGATAATATAAGAGATCTCTTACTAAAAACGATTTACCTGTATCACGTCTTCCTATTAATACAATAACTGGACCCTTAGATTCATTAGGTTTAAAACTAATCGTTTTCATGTCGAAACGTTTTAACTCTAAATTCATATTATAAGATATATCATATTTATTTTATAATATTTTTACGAATATTTTTTAAAAAATTATAATATTAATTAAAAAATAATTCCAATAAAATAATAAATATTAAGGATTATCAAAATAATAAGTTAAATATAAATTATATTAATATTTTTATTAGCTAATGACTATTTCTGTAAATTATCAAAAAAAAAAGAATTTTAACTTATTCAATAAGTTTCAAACTAACAAAAAAATTAATTTGAGCGATGTTCAAAATTATATCCCTATTTATGATAAATTTTTTTCATTAAATAATACCAATTGGAATTCAATTAATTTAAATCACCAATGGTCCATTTTTGATATCAAAGATTCTAAAAACAAAGAATACGACAATGAACATATATTTAATTGTAAACTCAAAAATATTTCTGATGTGAACGGAGAAGATATAGACAATACGCGACAAGTTTTCATTAAGATGGCACCTTTATTAGACCCATTTAAATACTTAGTTGGAAAATATAATTACAATGACACAAACTTATTTAATTTACCTTCATTCGATAAGTCTATTAAAGTTCATCCTAAGATTTCAGAACCTAATAATTCTTCATTTATTGACGGTTTTTTTTCATTTTTAACAAGCAAAGTTCTTTATGAACATCAATTTATACATGGTCTCGATTATTATGGTTCATTTTTAGCAATTAAAAATGATTATAAGATTAATATTATTGATGACCTTGAATATTTAATACAATCGGATTTTTTTATTAAACAAAAAGGAATTTTATTTAATGTAGAAGATTATTCACACTTAGTTAGCAACGATGAACTTAAAAAATTAGAACCTTTAAACATATCGGGTAGTCTAAAGTCGAATTTATCAATTAAATCTATTGATGAAAATATTTTTGAAAATATTTTTGAAAATAACGAACAAAACTCATTATCGTTGGACGATATTAAAACCGTTGGCATCGATTTAATCGATATAACTAATTCTAATTATTTTGATGTAACTAATTTACATAAATCTGAAAGTTTAAAATCAGGTTCCAGTTGTTCATCGAGAACATCACATACACAAGAAGAAAATGATTTGGAACAATTAGAAGATATTGAACAATTAGAAGATATGGAACAATTAAAAGATATGGAACAATTAAAAGATATGGAACAATTAAAAGATATGGAACAATTAGAAGATGAAAATGAAAAAGATTTTTTTACAAATGTAAAAAATGTAAGTTCCGAAAAATTACAAGACTTAGTTCAAGAAACAAACGAACAATATGATGATGATTGTGAATATGAGGATTATGATTCTGATGAATCAACTATTGAAGAAGAAACCATCTTTTTAACAATTCCCAAATTTCCTGTTCAAGTTATTTGTATGGAAAATTGTGAAAACACATTTGATAACTTAATTATTAACGATAAAATGAGCGATGATGAATGGTTTTCAGCGTTAATGCAAATTATTATGATATTGATTACATATCAAAAATTATTTTCATTTACTCATAATGATTTACATACTAACAACATAATGTATATTTCTACTAACAAAAAATTTATTTGTTATACATATAAGAAAAAAAAATATAAAGTCCCAACATTTGGAAAAATATATAAAATAATTGATTTTGGACGCGCAATATATAAATTTAACGGTAAACTATTTTGTAGTGATAGTTTTCAAACAGGAGGTGATGCCGCAACTCAATATAATACTGAACCATATTTTAATGATAAAAAACCTCGATTAGAACCTAATTTTAGTTTTGATTTATGCCGATTAGCGTGTTCTATTTTCGATTATGTTGTTGATGATTTTGATATGATTAAAAATATTAATGAATGTTCTCCATTAGTTAAATTAATAGTTGAATGGTGTATTGACGATAATGGCGTAAATATATTATATAAAAATAACGGCGATGAACGTTATCCTGACTTTAAGTTATATAAAATGATTGCACGATATGTTCATAATCATACTCCACAATCACAATTAGAACGTGAAGAATTTAAAAAATATTTAGTGTCAAACAAAAATACTAGCGGAAAACAAGGAAACAACGATATTAATATTAATATTGATGAATTACCGTCTTATATTTCGTAAATTTATGAATATACTTTCGTTATAAAATGTGCTTTCGTGATTATAATGCTCGTTATAAAATATTATTATATTTCTCTATAATAATATTATGGCAAATTATGGGTTTATCATAACAAGACATGTTAATTCTGTAACAACAAATAAATATTGGAATCAATCAGTTAAACTTATTAGAAACATATATCCTTTAAGAAAAATCGTTATTATCGACGATAATAGTAATCAAGAATTTGTTAAGGCAGATTTTGATTATCAAAATGTAACTATTATTCAATCTGAATTTCCAAAAAGAGGAGAACTTTTACCATATTATTATTATTTAAAATATAAATGGTTTCCTAACGCTGTAATTATTCATGATAGTTTATTTATTCATAAAAAAATTAATTTCGAAAAATTTTTATTTCCGGTAATACCATTATGGCATCATAATTATGATAAAGAAAATGTTCATAATATTTTACGGATTGCTTTCGGATTAAAAAATAATAGTTCATTAATTCAAAAAATAAAAAAAAATGAGGAAATGGTAATTAATTTAGGGTTCTCTAATGATAGGTTTAATTTATGTTTTGGTTGTCAATGTTATATAAAATTACATTTTTTAGAAAAAATAGAACATAAATATGGAATGAGTAATTTAGTTCATTTTATTCATAATAGAACTGATCGATGTTCATTAGAAAGAGTTTTAGGTTTATTATTTTGTGAAGAATATCCAAATTTGCTAAAAATAAATTCATTATTTGGAGATATTATGAAATTTCCAAGAGCATTTGTTTATAATTATGATAATTATGATAATGACCTTAAACAAAAACGAGTAATAAAACCATTTGTAAAAGTATGGTCTGGACGTTAAAAA